GGGCTGCGGCGGTTGTTGCGGCGCCGATGTCGCTGGCGGCGCGGGAGATGTCGGCGGTGGCGCCGCGCCAGGACCAGGAAGCAACCCGACAGGCGGAAGATGCGTCTTCATGGCCGCCTGAAATTCCTGCAACGACGGCATCGGCACACTGTGCTGCGCGGCGATGTTCCACGCCTGCACCCACGCGTTCAACGCCGCCTGACTGCGCTCCCGGTCGTCGTCATTGACGGCCATGGCTCTTTTCGTCTGCGCCTCGGCCCGCGTGTTCTCCAGATCGGCACTCGTTTTCACCTGCTGCACCTGCGCCAGGATCAACGATGGATCCGGCGGCGGCGGCGTATCCGGCGGCGGTTTCCACCCCGGATCGAGCGGCTTGAAGTAGCTGCTGACATCGCCGATCCCCCCCGTCTCCAACATCCGCGCCAGCGTATTGCGATATTCCGGCAGGCCGACCAGGGGATTGTTCAGACCGCCTTGCTGAACCAATATTTCTTGCTTGCCGGCGATTTGCGCCAGCATCGCCAACCGCTCGGCCGGCATGCCCTTGCCGCCGACATTGACGCTGGCTTGCCATTGCGTCGCCAACGCGCGCGGATCGACCGTCATCCACTCGCCCCGCAAGCGAATCACATTCGGCCGATCCTGCTGCCGCGCCATCATCTTCAGCAACCCAGAATATAACGGCGCCAAACCGGTTTCCGCCAGCGTCCGCGCCATCATATCCAGCCGATCCTGCGCCGCCGAGGTCTGCTGTTCCACGGCGACCGGCGCGGTACTTTGCAACTCGTTGATCGTCAGGCCCTGGCTCGCCCGCGTGATCCCGGTGCGCGACTGCCGAACGGATTCCAACACCTCCAGCACCGGCAACGCGTCCTGACCGCTGAACGGCTTCACAAGCTCAGTGACGGCGCCCGCCTGCGACGCGCGGATGATGCTGCCGATCGCCGTCTGCCTCACGTCGGCCATGTTGACCTGCCCGATCGTGACGACCGTGCGCGGAAACATCGATTGCGCCAGACCGTCCAGCGTCGCCCGCATCACACGGCTTTCCGTCCGCTGCAGGTCCATCACCATGTCGGCCAGCGACAACCCAATGACCCGCCCCGGCTCGCGAAACGGCGTGAAACACGCCAACGGTATCTCGTCGCAACGATCCCACTGGATCAGATCGCCGCCATTCCCCAGCATATGAACGTGCAATAATTCCGCCCGGTGATCGTTGTCCGCGTCGCATCTGATCCACCCCTCGGCGTAACGAACGATAGACATCGAGCGGTCATTCGGCGGCGCGCCCTGCGTGTTCGACCCACTGGCGTAATCCCGCGCCGTGCGCTCCGTTCGAAGCCGCGTGTCCTGCGACGAGCTTGACGCGTGCCGTAAAACCTGATCCGCCGGCAACCCCATCTCGATCAGGTCGCCCGCCGTCACGTCGCGCACCTGGAACACCGCCCGCGCGTCAGCCACCGTCGCGGCGTCGGCGACAATCCAGACGCTCTCCGACGGCACCGACTGAATGATCGGCCACGATTGACTCGTCTGCCGCGTGATCGTCGCCGACCAGTATTCCGCGGCACCACCCTGGCTCAGATACATCTGAGCCTCGGGGATTTTCTGAAGCAACTGAAGATCCGTCGGCGACATCGGCCGGCGCACCAGCCGTTGCGCCTTGGCGCCCGGCTGCGCCAGCAGCATCTGAAGCTGCGGCATCAACAGGTTCTCGCAGACCTCGGTCCTGACGGCGTTCCGCTCGCCCCAGTGCCACCTGACCCACCCGGCCTTGCGGACCAACGCGTCCAGCAACGCGTCGTGCAGCACCTGCCAGCCGTCGTTCGCGACCATCAACGCCCACCGGCAATAGTCCGTCGCCTGCCGGCTGAGGACCGTCGCCATCCGGTCATCGCCCGCGATCTCGTTGCTGATCGGCTCGAACAGCACCGGATCCTCGACCCCGGTGAACACCCGCAACATGCTGGGCAAGACCGAGCGCACGGTGTCCCTGACGACCGTCATGACCAGTTGCGACCGACCCGCCACCTCGTCGCCAAACGGTGCACCGCTATAGTAACGCGAAGCAAGAACCCGGTCACTACTAAGCGTGTCATTGTATTGCTGCGCTATTTGCAAGAAATACCGCGCCGTCGTCGCGATCTCACTGTCAGTCTTACCCAATACTTCGTAGATGTATTCCTGCTGCCACGGGATGCCCGGCGGCTGAACCGCCGGCCGCAGACCGGCCGCGAACGGCTTCATCTGCGGCGGAATCGACTCGTCCACATCGTCCGGTAGGTCGTAATCCGACGGGCCTTTGACGAGGTTGGCGAACACGTGATGAAGCTGCGGCGGCGTGCCGGGAATCGTCGCCATCTGGGGCATCGGCGGCGGCATCCCGCCACCCATCTGGCCCATGCCACCCAGTGGTGGCATCATGCCCGCGCCTGGGCCGCCACCGGGACGTAAGAGCCCACCAGCCTCAGGCAGACCGCCCTCCGGCAACCCAGGCCTCAGCGGCCCCGGCGGCAGCGGGGCCTGGGCGCCGCTCTGAATGCCGCTCATTGCTGTTCCTCCCCGGCATTACCCAGCAAGCCGGCGGCGCCACCACCACCCATCAGGCCGGCGATGCCATACTTGCGGATGATGTCGATCAGCTTGTCATCGAACATGACATAGTTGCGCGTGCCCTCGCCCGCGGCGCGACTGCCGGCGTCGAGGTATTGAACCCCACGCACGCCGACATTGGTCCCTGGCACCGGCTCTCTCAATAGCGCGGCGACATTCGCGCTGGAGCCGGCCTTGTGCATCAACTCCTGATAGATCTCGCCGCCAGTCGCCATCGGATCGGGATTACGCGGCGCGATGCCACGCGCGGAAAGATTGGCGATCTTCTGTTGAACGATCGGCGATTGCTCACTCAGCGGCTTGTCCCAGTCCAGCAAGTGTTCCGGTTCCACACCGAGATTAACCTCATACATGTGGCCTTTTGGCGGATCAACACGCGTCACATCCGATGGATCAATGGTTTTAAGAAACTCCAGCCCTGGACGATAGATCGCATCCCGCTTGGCGATATCAGCATCACTCAATGGTACACCCGGATTCCCTCGCCAGTCCAAAACCTGTTGCACATGATTCAACCACCCAGCCTTGTCGGGATTAAATGTCATCGCGGCGGAAACATTACCGCGCGCGCGTTGGTTAAGTGCCTGAAACTCAGGAAGATCACTTAATGCAACACCATTCACTTTGATAAGCGTCGAAGGCGGCGGTTGCGGCGTCAGATCATCCCGATACCCACGCGCCACGCCTTCATTCCCCGCGAAATACAGCCCATGCCCGTACGCCTGCGCGCCCTCGCCCGTGCCGATCTTGCTCGTGTCGAACGCGGAAAAATCATGCGGCGATCCGTGATACGCCTTGATGTCACCGACCAGATTGCCGGCCATCTCCCGACCCGCCTCGGCGACGCCCTTCGCCGTCGGGTGACCGCCCTCCCACGCCTGCTCGCCCGTCCACACACCCTCGTCCAGCGCTCGTTGCTGCTGCTGGGCGATGCGATCCATCACGCCCCGGTAAAGATCAGCCAACCCGGCGCCCGGCGCGCTGTACTGATCCTGCCCCGGCACGATCAGCGAACCACCGTCGCCATCCCCCGGCGTCTGAACCGGACGCAGCGGCGCCCGCCATTGGTCCTCGTCGTCATCGCCGCCCAGCAATCCTGGCATCATTCCATCCCCGGTATGGCCATCCTCACCGGCATCGCGTCGTGCAACCCCGAGGTCATCCCCGACGCGACGCCCAGTCCCGCCTCGACAAACGTCAGATTCAGCGCGTCCGCGAAATCCGGACTAGGTAACCCTCTCGCCCGCATCAACGTCTTTTGCTCGATCTGCAACCGCCCATCCGACAGAAACGCGTATTTCGGCCCGGTCAGATCCTGCCTCAACCGATCATGTTTCGGCAACCGAACATTGCGACCCTCCAGCCATTCCTTGCACCTGACCCAAAGCTCATCCCGCAGCCGGGCATAGCGCCCCACCGTCGACGGCGTCTCGCCCACGTTCACGCCCAGCACCGGCAAATTCTGCTCGTGCAACCGGTCAACCACGCCGGCGCCGATGCCCACCACATCGACGCAGATCAGCGCCGGCCGCGAGCGCACCGACAGGTCCCACTCGGCCTTGATCGCGCCGGCCAGTTGCATCGTGTCGACCTGCCGCCACGACCTGGGCATCTCGGTGACCACCCGCCCGCGCCGCTTGACCAGCGTGCTGCTGTCATCACCGAACCGCGCCACGTCGACGCCCCAGATTTCCGCCGCCGTCATGTCCGGCTCGATGTCGCGCAGCATCGCGCTGTCCACCAGGTCCGCGCCAATCAGCGTGTTGTCATCCGCCGTCGGCCATTCGCCCAGACACCGCACGCGGAACGCGTTGCTATCACGGCCGTATCGTTCCGCTATTTCCTCGATGAACAACGGATCGACGCGTGGACTGTCGAGCCCCGACACCTTCAGACAGAACCACCTATCTCGTTCCATGTTCATAACGCGCCAGAACATGCCGGTGGCGCGCGTCGGATTGCCGATCAGCAGCGTGATGGCGCCAGCGCCAGACATCGAACCGACCGCCGCTTCGTAAACCTGCTCTGGAATCCCAGAGGCTTCATCACAAACAAGTAAAACATGGGGCGCGTGGACACCCTGCAAACTCTCCGGTTGTTCCGGTCTCGATGTCCTTGCCGATATGAAACTTTCCGCATCCGATTTGAGTGATATGTGATCAGACGTAACGACCCACAACTCGCGCCATCGTTCCGGTAGCCGCTTGAACCATGACATCAATTCCGGCCACAGCGCGTCGAACAACTGCGGCGCGGTCGGCGCCGTCATCACGCACTTGAACGGCGCGCGCGTGCAAATAAACCACAACATCACCCACGCGGCCAGACAGGTCTTGCCGACGCCGTGGGCCGAACGGACGGCGATGCGCGTGTGACCGCGCGCCAGCGCCCGCAGCACCTGCGTCTGCCACGGATCGGGCCGCGCGTGGAACACTTCGCGGACAAACGCGATCGGCGCCCTGTTGTAGCGCGACATCGCGACCGCGAACGGGTTGTCGGCGGCGGCGATGGCCTGCCCCCAATCGAACGGCTTTGCAGGCTTTGCATCGGGCTTTGCGGCCTTTGCATCGGGCTTTGCGGCCTTTGCATCGGGCTTTGCGGCCTTTGCATCCACCGCGCCGCTCACTTCAGTGGCACCCACGAGACACCGTTGACGCTGATCGTCAGCGGCGCGTCATCCGGCCAGTCCTCGATCGCGAGGGAAACGGATTTCGGCGCCGACTTTGGCGGGCTCCAACCGAGGATCAGCCCCAAATCCGGGCCGCCGAACGCGTTCAGATCCACCGGCCCGGAGATTCCTGGGATCGAACCCTGATCCGAATACTGCCACAGCCACCAGTCAGACCACGTTCCATCCGGCCACGTCGGCTCACCGGACGTGTATTGCGCCAGCCACAACCGATACCTTCCCAATAGCGGATAGTCCCTGCCGTTCATCTGCCCCTTGATCAGACTGCCACTATATATAATGGGCTTGATTCCGCTGAGGCTTTCGACCTCCATGAGAAACCAGATCAGATCGGCCAGCGTCAGGTTGAGATCCTCATAATCAGCGGCCAGCAATGTGTCGGCGGCGGGCCGCGCCTGTTCGACGAACCAGCGCGCCTGGGCCGCCTGGTCACCCGGCTTCATGAAATGATACGCGCCCCACAGCAAACGCTGAGCCTCGGCGTCGAGCCGATGCGCGGCGTATGTCGGGTCCAGGTATGTTTCGCCCTTGGTGCATTTGTGAATGACGCCGTAGACGCCGGCCGCGGCGACGGCGGCGAAATCGATGTCACCTTGATAATGGCTGACATCAATGACGAGGGGATACGGCATTTCAAATCACTCCAACGCCGGCGCCATGATATCGTCCGGCGGCTCGCCGTCGATCGTCTCGCCGTCCACGTCGTCATGTTCCAACGCCGGCGCGCCACCGCGCATTTGTCGCAGTGCCGCGCGCAGTTGTTCGCCCGACGCCTGCGCGGCGACGAGGTGCAAAAAGGTAAATGATTGCGAGCTCATGCCCTCGGCGAGGTCAGCCTTCACGCGACCAAAACCGCGATCCAGCAACGCCTTGGCGGCTTCAAGCCGCATCCGCGGCTCTTTATGCTTCAGCAGTCTGGCGCAGACTTCGATGCATTGCGGCCCATAGCGCCGAGCCAGAACTCCAATATCAGCCGTTACTTTAGGCCGACCCCTTGGATTGCCGGATTCCCCCGGTTTCCATCGGTGTTGACCATTCGCGGCGCGCCCCGGCCGCGCCAACCCCGAGGGCGTTATGCTGGCACCATCCATGCTTAGAAGATGGCTGAAAACCGCACCAAAAGAAAAGGGGCGAGTCGCATGCGCGCGATCCGCCCCTGAGTCGATCTCGCTACATCAAAGGAAGGCGCGAGCATAGAGCGGACCGGGCGGGTGTGACAAGCACCCGGCGCCGGCCCTGACCGTCAACCCAACCAGAGTCCGAGCGACGACTGACCGAGGGTATATCACGTCCGCCGTCGACCCGCCGCACGGAAATCAACCCTTGCTTATTTTCGCACATCGCGCAATATAACGCGCTTTTATCCCCAAAAACAAAGGAAAAAAATCAATGTCTCCAGCGCACCGTCTAAGCGCCGCCCTGATCATTCTCGGGCGGTCAGCGGCATCGCTGGCGCATCCGCTCGGCTGCACGCCGAGGACGTGCCAGAGCTGGCTGGTGGACGATCCGCCGCCCGAGGTTCTCGCCTGGGTCGAAGCGATGGCGGCGGCCGTCGCCGCGATTCCAAAACCCGCGCTGACCTTCCAGCGCGGCAGGCCGGTCAGCAGGCCCGTCGGCCGGCCGCCGGGCAAGGCCACGCCGACGATCCGTCCGGCACCGCCGCGGCCGGTGGCGGCTCCGAGCCAGCCGCCGCCCCCGCCAGTCCAGACACCGGCCGAGCCGCTCGCCATCAACGCCTACCGGCCGCCCGGCGGCTGACCCTTGCCCCGCGCCTCGAAACCGTGTATCGGAACCCATTCCGATACACGGTTTCGGCATCGGAACATGTTTGCTCTCATCACTCCGCCCCGCCGATCCCCGTCCGGCGGGGTTTTTTTATTCGCCGAGCCCCCTTGCCAGACGCCCACCGGGCGGTGTATCGAACCTGCGTTCGATAACTCATTTCGGTTATCGAACCATCATTTCGTCAATGTCTGAACAAGCCTCACCCCGCCGGTCCCCATCCGGCGGGTGATTTTTTCGCGCCGCCGTGCGATGAAGCGCGCCGGCTTCAACAGCGCAGCAGGAGTCGACCAATGTCCGCGGTTCCCGTGATTCTCAACGGCGTCATGTATCCGAAAGGGCGAGGCGCCGACGACGTGCCGATACCCGCCGTTTTCTGTGGTTATCTCTCGATTGAAGGCCTCTCAATCGGCGGCGGTCCGATCGTGCCGCCTGATGTGCCGCCGATTGATCCGCCGCCGATTGATCCGCCGATTGATCCGCCGCCCGGCGCGGGCGTTGTTGTCGTGATCAAGCCGGCGCCGGTGACGGGCGGATGGGGTCTGGCGTCGGACGCCAGCGGTGCGTTGCAATGGTTTTACGTGCCTGGTGACGCGGGACCCAAAGGCCCCTGACGGACGGTATCCACCACCCACCACCAAACCCCCGCCGGCCCCCTCCGGCGGGGGTTTTTCGTTCAGCCGACCCCGGCCATGCCTCAGTAGCCGAGGTCCGGGGCGTTCGCCGGCGGTGACGGACGCGGTGCGGCGTCCGTGCCGGCGCCGCGGGCCAGTGGGGCGTCCAGGGGCCAGCCACGGCGGGCGAGATCGGCGGCGGCACCCTCGTCCGCCTGGACGCCGGAAGGCGCCTCAGTGCCCTCCCAGCGCCTCGCGCGGCGTGGCTCCATCTCGGGTGGCCCGGCATGCGCCTCGATCAGCCTCGCCACTTCCGCCAGCGTCCAGACTTCCAGCCGGCGGCCTTCATGGATGGCCCTGACGGCGAGGGCCAGGTCTGGCGGCAATCGGTCATCGACTGGCGTCGCGCCTGAGCCGATGGAGAGGGCCTGCCGTTGGACGGCGATGGATTCCGCGTTCGAGCGGACGACGACCAAAACGCCGCCGTCCGAGAGCGGCGTTTCCCACAGGATCGGCGCCAGGGGCTCGTGGCCGGCCGATGTGGCCTCGCGGTCCATGTAGGCCAGTGCCGCCGTCATCGGACCCTGGAGGGCTTCGACGGCCGCCGCGTCGGTAGCCTCGATGGCGGCACGGTATCGCTCCCAGCCCCGCTGGTAGCTCGCCAGTGTCGATGAGCCGACCAGCCTTTCAAGGCGGCCCACGCCCCAACGCTGCTCCGAGGCGGCCATGGCGGCGTCGATGGGCACGAGAGCCCTGCGGAATCGATCCGCTTCTTCCGCCGTCCTGATGGTCATGGCTCTGCTTTTCCTTTCTTCATGTTGATTTCGCTGAGTTTTTTGCTGACCGCCATGATCTCGTCGCACACGGCTTTGTGCCAGCGGATGGCGTCTCGAAGACGGCTTCGGTGTGGGTTCCACGCGTGTCCGGCGCGCATTCTGTCGTCGTAGTGGTCGAGCAGTGGATAGCGAAGGCCCGCGCTGTCGCGAGTGGCGATGGCGCGGCGCAGGCGGGCGTCGGCGGCGCGAAAGATGCTTTCGCATCGATCCGCCTCCGGGGTGGCGTCGGAGATCGCCTGTTGGGCCTCGATCGCATCGCGCCGGAGGATTTCCAGTTCGGCCTGAAGTTCCGCGGCGTTCACTTTTTTCGCCTGCTTCGACGTGTTGTCTTCGGTAGGGCTTCTCGCATCACCATCCACATCGCGTCTCTCCAATCTCCCCCGACGCGACGAGGCTGATTCCAACACCGCATCAGTCTGAAACGAGCGCTGTTGTCCGGAAGGTTCGCCGCCGCTTTGGCGACTTTGACCATCTCAATGGCCGTTTTCAGAGTTTCCGTCATTCGATCCTCTTCCTGTGTGTCTCACTCGTTACTAATTTTTGGATTCAAAACCTGACAAAACCTGGCTAAAACCGGAAACTTATATTTCCATGTTTCTTTGACATATGATAAATATATATATATTTTATGATTCCTTGCGCGAACCCAGGTTTGTCAGGTTTTGCTCCCCCATAAAGTAATGAACTATTGTTCATGTCTGACAATCCTGGCTATAAGCCTGTTTCATTTTCTGGAATGTCTCTCAATTCACCGAAAATAGTCTTTCGTGCCAGGGCACGACGTTTGGTTTCAATTTCTGCACGCTGTTTGAACTTTTGATAAATTTCGGGGTTCACTTTCCAGGCTCGATTGGTTGGATGGTTGCTTTCCGGTTCGAGCCAGCCTCCGGCGACAAGGGGCGAAATCAGATCGCCGATTTGGGCGACGGTCTTGTTTCGGCAGGCGCGAAGAGCGGTGGTGAGGTCGGACACCACGATGCGATCTGGTTGTTTGGTCAGCAGGTATCCGGCGATCGATTGGGTGAGTTCGAGCCCGTGGCCGTCTTCTCCGAGCGCCGTGTAAATCCGGCCCGCGTGGGGGATGACGGCATCGGTGATCAGTCGCCGGGCCATGAGCGCGGTTTTCTCCGAGATCACGTGCGCCATGCCGGTGGGTTCAAGATAGCTGAGGGTAAGAGCCAGCCTGCCGAACAGCCCCGGGAGCTTGCCGATGAACGAGTTGAAATGCGGCCCCAGCGGCTTGCTCTGCTCGAACTCCCAGAGCCACGCCTCGAATGTTTCGCGCACCATGTGAGCTGCTTCGCTGAATTGGGCGAGTGCTCCACGTGGAGCGGCGTCGAGTAGGGTTTCGAGCCGGAGAGGGAAAGCACCCTCGGCGTCTGATGCCTCGTCAGTGCCGAGTGATCCCTGTTCGATCAGGATAGGAATAAATCGCTGCCAAAGGCCGTCGTCGGCGATCGTTTTGAACTGGCTGAGTTTGTCGGGTTGGATGCCGCCGCAGATCGTCACCAGCAAATTATTGATGGCGATGGTGCCGCGGCCGATGCGGTTGGCGAGGTAGGGTCCGCCGAGGTAGGCCGAGAGCCAGAACGCCCGATCGGCGCCGCCTTTGCTGTATTTCTCGAAGCCTCCGAAAAAGCCGGCCAGTTCATCGCGAACGACGCCGACGCCGCGGTCCTGATAGCGCAGTATCTCCTGCGCCGCTTCCATCGTGGCTTCATTGGAGACGAGGTGGAGCATGCGTGGCGGGCTCAACCCTTCGCGGTCTTTTTTCGGCCGGGATTCCCACTGCGCCATTTCCACCGCGTGAAGGGCCATGATGCGCGCCTGGGCCGCTTCGAGGGGACGCCACGCATCGCGGATGATTGGCGATTTCTTACTGCCCGATTCACCGATCAGGGCGACCCACAAGGCCGGTGGTTCGGTCCAGGCATCGTGTCGTTTCATCCTCACGCGGACGCGACCGTCGATGGCGGCTGAGCAGGCGGAGAGGCCGGCGAAGGCCAACCCTCGCGGGTCGGCGCCCATGACGCGGGCACGGATTTCGACCCAGCGCGCCAGGACGTCGGGCAGCAGATCGAGGGAGAACGGCGGCGGCGTCAGGATGTCCCATGGGTCGAGAAGATGTTCGCCGAACGGCTTCTCCGGCTCCGCCGCGATTTGCCGGTCTTCATCGGGGACGCCCCACTTACGTCGGGCTCCCTCGGCCGCCGTCAGCAGATCGCGTTCGGTATCGGCGACCGAATAGCCGGAACAGGTAAGCGCCGGGGCGGTGAGCAGGATCTCGGCATTCGAGAAGCCGCGTCCGACCCAGTGCGCGACCAGTCGAATCATCGCGTTGTGCCAGCCGCCCCTGTTGGCTCGCATGACGGCGATATGGGCTGAGACGGTGGAGAGGCCGGGAGCGATGCCACCCGGTCCTGGCGCGCCTCCAGGCGGCGTCTGGGGCCACGGTGGCGCATCGTCCGCCGGGGCGTTGTCAGGCGGTGTGGCGCCAGGAAGCAAAGCGTGGAAATTTATTCCGGCGATGCCACGCGAGCGGCTATCGGTGGGCATCACCAGCGTCGTCAGTTCCGGCACCCGGCCGGCTTTCCACGGCCACGCGATCGACCCCGCCAGTCGCATCAGGCGTGAGGGGTTCGTCACGCTGCGGTCGCCGCCGTAGAGCGACCAAAGCCGCTCGTTCAGGCGTTTCACCTCAGCACCGTCGAGCAACGGCAATTCGGCGCGGAACCATGACTGAACGCGCTTTCCCGGCACCGTGCCGGTGATCACGTAGGCGTTCGGACGGATCATGCTTTCGACGTTGCGGGCTTTTTCGATATCCGCCTCGTCGTCCATGTCCGACCAAAGCCCTGGCGCCTGAACAAACTCGGCATCGGTCGAGAATTGCCGCGCGCCCGACATCGTGCAGGCGCGGATGTAAATGTTTTGACCGGGCACCATGTTTTCCGCCGCCGCGCGGGCCACCAGGGT